TTCAAGTCACTAAAGCCTGTCTCTTTGTCCTTGGCTTTCTGAATGTCTGTCAAGTCTCTGGGCGCATCGGATAACTCAACGTCAATGTAAAAGCCTGCTTGCTGAAGCTTGATGATCTCGTTCTTGGTCTTGCGCATGACGTGCGTGATGCGGTAACAAGTATCCAAATCCGTTGTGCCATACGGCAGATACATATCTTCCGCAGGAATAAACATCGACACCTGACGTCCCAAGTTGGGGTCGTAGTACACCTTCTTAAACGCTGAGCCTGTGGCTGGCAGTGACCAGAGCATGCGCTCGTGCTCAGCGCGGTACTCCGTCATGACTTCCGTCAACTCGTAGTTCATGTCGTCTTCAACGTTAGACGCAACTTCTTTCATCTCTGGCGTTTCTTTGCCAATGAGTTTGCTACGCACAGGCCCTTGGGCTGGGAACGTCTCGGTGATTGTCTCTGCTTGGAAGCGCACAACGGCTTCTGTAATCATGGGGTGGAACACACCGCATGCGCCGTTCCACGGTTCCGTGCGTTCTTCAATCTGTAAGCCCAACAGCTTCAGACCGTCAACGTATGTCTTCTCCCAATCCTTGCGGCCATTCTTATCGTTGTCAATGTCAGACACCAAGTCCCCAGCCAGCGACTGCAAAGCGCCACTTTTTATGTACTCGGCCAAGTTATCGTCAAAGTTTTCTTCACCATCGTCTTCTCCGGGCGTGAGGGTAATCTCCACCCCGTCCATACCAATGGTGACTTCTTCGGGATCAACGATCTCGATCTCCAAGGGGGATTCTTGTTCGCCCAGCGCGTCAATGCCCATTGGTTGCTGGTACAGCGCTTTGTCGATGTTCGTTGCCATGTGTGTTCCTAGTAGTATTCGTGTTTCCGGCGGTGAAAGATCGCAAGGTCATCTTTCTCGTCCGTGTCTAAAGCAATAAAGCCGCCTTGCCTAAAGCGTAGCAGCGCCTGTGTTGTCGTGTCCACGTAGTCGTCGTGCTCCCCAACTGGGAACGCGGCTATCTCTTCAATCACTTCTCGTGCCCAGCGTGTGTCGGGTGCCCAGACTTTACCTGAACTGAACAAATCTGCAACCGCATTCACTCGCACCATCTTGTCGTTGCCCCTTGATGGGCTGAACTCCTGCACAGGTATGCCCAACGCCCTGAGTTCTTGTATCAATGGTGCGCCAGCCGCCTTTTTCTCCACAATGAACGCGTCAGGCTCCCACTCTTTATAGTGTTTGAGCGCAACGACCTTGAGTTCAGGGAAAGCCATGCGGTCTTTGAACGCATCCAGCAACATAAGCTGGGGCGTGTCGTTTTCTTCCTCGTTGTAGAAGATGCCCCACGTTGTACACGCGGAATAGTCGGAGTTGTTCTTGGTTTCAAACGCCGTATCCCATGACTGGATGATGTATTCACACCTTGGCGGGTCGTCTGGCTCCCAGATACGCCACATCCTGCGTGAAATAATGGCAGAGTTCTCAGATGTGGGCTGTTGCATGTACTGCGCGTTCCAATAACGCGGGTCAATGCTGGCTTTCGTCGATTTAAGCGCTTCAAGTGACCACTGCTCAGGCCAAAGTGACTTCTCGTCTTCTTCGTCCTCGTTCAAAATGGCCGGCAACTCCACAATCTCCCATGGAACAGCCTCGGGGTTCTTCGTTTGGTAGTCAATCAGGCGCCCAGTCAGGTCTAGGAGCGACCAACGGGTCATCACAATGATAATCCCACCACCCGGCATCAAACGCTGCAGTGGGCCCGTCTGGAACCAAGACCAAGCTGTATCAAACGCGAGTCTAGAGTTAGACTTTACGTCCTGTTCCGAGTGAGGATCGTCAATAACGAACAGATCAGCACCACGACCAGCAAGAGCACCCCCGACACCAGCAGCATAGTACTGACCGCCAGCGCTTGTAGACCACTTACCGGCAGCCTTTTGATCGTCTGCCACCATCGTATTGGGGAAAACTTCACGGTATTCATCAGAATCAATCAAGTTACGTATCCGGCGGCCAAAATCTTCAGATAAACCCGCAGTGTGCGTGCCCATGATGATCTTCTTCTCGGGATATTTACCTAAAAAGTACGCAGGAAACAGGTAAGACGAGAACTCAGACTTACCCATACGTGGCGCGATGTTGATAATCACGCGCTTTTTCCTGCCCTCGACCACGTCGGTGAAGATTTTGGCAAGTTTCTTGTGGTGTGGGCCTATCTTAAAGCCCGGATATACCGCTTGGGCGAAGCCAAGCATGTTTGTTTTAGCCGCCTGTAGATTGGCGCGGGACTCACGCAAGTCCAAATCGTTAAAAAGCTCCAGTTTCTCCTGTTTGGACAAATGCGGCAGAGCCTTTGCCATAGCTTCTAGCTCAAGTTTGCTCAGGGTGGTGAAGTTCTCAGGCTTCATCTTTGTCCGCTGTAACGTCGACCACATCGATTACGCCCATGAATCTGTTGAGCTTCTCTTTAATGCGCGTCTCAAGCTCTACGTCCGACATCTCGGTCTTCTTGACCTCAACCCGTTCGGTGAACAGCGCCACTTCCGTGACCTTACCTAGCATGTCTAGCGCCTTGAGGCGAATGCGTGCGTCTGGATGTTTGACTTCTTCTAGGATCTGAGCCACTGCGTAGCCCCGCAGTTCTTTGGCTTGCTCGACAAACGCCCAATCGTAGGCTGTCAGCATCCCAACCAAATGCTGCACTGCAGCAGGCGTCTTTAAGTTAGCCAGCGCTTGTTGCGTATTCCCAACAGGCTGGCCTGTCACGAGACTTGCAAAAGACTTACGGGCAGATTCTTGTTCTGCCTTGGACTCTATCTCTTCGTCTTCAAGCTCTAGGTCTTTGAGCCACTGAGCCGTCTTGACTTTGGCGTCGATGGTCGTAGTTGGGTCTGCCTTTTCAAAAGACAGCACTTCCGCGGTGGCGTCTACCACCTCTGGATGAAACTCGCCGTTAATCAAATGTTCTAGCATTGCGTAGGGTTAGTGCTGGCGTCGCACTTGTTGCCTCGTTGGTGTTAGTGTACACTTCTTTTCGGTAATGGCGCAAGTCATTGCTTCTCCTTGATGGTTTCCAGTTGCCATCTTTTGCCCCGACTCACAAGGTCGGGGCATTTTTTTATTATGCCGTGTCCAACGTTTGACATGGTACCTTGGAAATTTTTTATAATTTTTGGGGGGTGGGGTGTTGTCTTTTACGCCAACACTTTTTTAGGTCTACCAACGTTTGTTCTATTTGCCAATTGCTGATCTTGCGTTGCCCACCGACAGTTCTCAAGGAAGTATCCTAGCGCTCCATCAATTCGATCAATGGTCGTGTTTGCAGGTCTTGGCCCCATGTCTTCATAAAAACAAATCCAGCCAGTCTTGCCATCCTCGCCGTAGCGCCAACGGTCACACACCTCGATTCCGCTACCGCCGTACTTTGGGTAGCTTGGGTATTTCGTATTTGTACATCGGCCAATCATGGCTTGCCAAGAACTGTGCGTTGGGCCGCGTCTTTCTTCTGCCGCTTTATCTACCAGCGCTTTTACAAATTCTTCTCTAAAACAACCGCAAGATTTTGTTATCTCTGCTTTAAGTTTGTCTTGTAAAACAACCACAGTATTGCCGCAATCACAAAGACAAGTCCAACGTTTTCGGTAGTGTGCGTCTGTGCTGGCAAGGCTTTGTACAACTAAGCGACCAAATTTTTGTTGTTGCATATAAGTATTTAATGATGGGGTACGGTGGGGATTATAGGGCAGTTTTTTAAAAATTGGGATTGCGGGTGTGGAACAGTGTTTATGTCCTATCCATCGGCATGCCCCAAAACGGGCTGGTGGGGGTAGGGTGGGGTCAACGCCACAGCCAACTCTGCAGACTTTAGGCAAGTTTATTTTCCCCCATACTTTGTAAACTAGAGTTGTCAATGAGGGAGATCGCCCTCGGAGACACAACAACCAATCGGGGACATGTCCCCAATCAAACTCAAGGAGAGTTACCATGTCAGTATCTATCAAGTCCCAAGTCGTCATCATCAAGTCAGAGAGTGACGCATCTGCGAAAGCAGACATTGCACGTGTTGCGCTTAAGAAGCAACTTGGTCGCAAGTCACGTGAGAGTGTTCGTGCGATCTTGTTGCCTGAGTTCTCTAGTGTCTACGATGTGGAGCTTGTGACGGGCGAAGGCTCAGGCTCAGGCAAGCAAGTGTTGGACTCAAGTGCAAGTGCGTATGAAGCGTGTCGCAAGGCGCTTAGTCGCACAGTCACATTCATCTGTGGCGTGCAATCCAGCGATGCGGTTGAAGCCGTATCACCCAAGCTTGTCAAGAAAATCTCAAACGAGATTATTGAAGCAGGCTTAACCAAGAAACAATTCGATGCGTTGCTCACGCAACTGCGTGCATCGGTTTCGTTTCAATAATCTCATTCGGGGACTCAGTCCCCAATCTCCCAGAACACCGCAAGGGCGAGGCTCCTGCGGTGTTTCTTTTTATGTCCAATCCATTTCACTCAATAATCTCAAGGAGTTCATCATGAGCAAAAGCAAACTTAATCTCATCAAACAAATCATGTTCCACGCATATCGTGAGGCGTGCCGTAACAACCGCCCCATGTCAATAATCATACGCTAAGAGGCAACTCTGTAAGCACAGCGTGCTGTGCTTACGGGGCGATCCTGCCCATACAACTCTCAAGGAGAACATCATGCCCACAAGGGATATCTTCAACTACTACATCCGTCTTCGTGACGTACAACTCATGTGCTTCCAGCGCAAACGCAAAGCATGGGCGAAAGCCCTTGGCGTGCAACTCAAAGACTTGCGTGACGAATACCCTCACCTCAAATCATACGACTAAGGAGTCAACCATGAAACCAACAGCAGTCATCTCGCACATAGTGTGTTCACTCACACTTGTCACATCCATCGTCGTGGGCTTCAACGGCATGAACGAGTACGGCGTTGCCCCATTGTGGGCATTGCTCACGCTTGGCGGATCGTTCTTGCTCGGCTTTCAACTCATGCTCATCATCACAGGAGAGTAACCATGCGCAATCTCATACAGCCAATCATCAAGGAGATAGGCACAATCACACGTGGTGGCATCGACTACCACTACCAAACCATCAGCTATGGATCACAGCACCACATCCATGTGTTCCGTAAGCGTGCGCCCGAGAAGCGTGGCG